GCGTCGCAGCAAAATCTCTTCTAAAAAAATTAAACTAATAATTCTTGACGAAGCAGATGAGATGTTATCTGCTGGGTTTAAGGAACAAGTTTATAGTATTTTTCAATATTTTAATAGCAATATTCAAGTAGCTTTAGTAAGTGCTACTCTTCCTGATAGCATTAATGCTATTGTTGAGAAAATTATGAGAAATCCTGTTAGAATTAGTGTTAAACGTGAAGCGTTAACTTTGGAAGGTATTGCTCAGTACTACATTGCTGTCGATGATGATAGACAAAAGTACGCAACATTAAAGGACCTCTATAGTTTAATTTCTATAAGCTCTAGTATTATTTATTGTAACAGTGTAAAACGTGTTCAAGATTTATACGAAGCTATGAAGGAAGATGATTTTTCTGTATGTCGAATTCATAGTGGTATGGATAAGGAAGAGAGAGCATCATCTTTCGAAGATTTTAGGACTGGACGTTCTCGTGTATTAATTTCTTCAAATGTTACTGCTAGAGGTATTGATATTCAACAAGTTAGTGTTGTAGTCAATTTTGATATACCTAAATGTGTAAACATATATCTTCATAGAATTGGGCGATCTGGTCGTTGGGGTAGAAAGGGAATCGGAATTAATATGATTACTAGACGTGATGTACCTAAGTTAAAAGAAATTGAACAACATTACGCAACTCAAATTTCTGAAATGCCTAGTAATGTTGATTTCTTGAAAGGAAAATAAAAACATTCGTTAAAAAATTTCATTATATTTCTATTATAAATTTAAATATAATGAAAACTGAAGATTCTAGTATAGTTTGTAAAATTAATGATTATTTTAACATGCCAATATCTTATATTAAAGATAAACACGAGTTAAAAAAAAATATATCAACTGATTTAGAACTTATTGATACAATTGATAGTTCATGTAATTCAATTTATTCTTTTTGTTTTAATACTGATAATGATGTGTCAAAAAAAATATCTGAACAAATGATTAATTACTACAGTTCTGATATTAATTTTTTAAAAGATAATCAAAAACTTATTAAAGATTATGTTCAACCTGAAACAAGATATACAAAACTATCTTCTAACTATAAAAATATTGTTGAAATATGGAATGAATTAAAGATCGAATCTGGATTTAGAGAGAAATATTACTATGTTGATTGGGAAACAATAGAATTTTTAAATAAATCTGAAATTTTTCTACAAATTATGAGCTTATATAATCTATTTTCTCCTATTTTCTCTCTAATGGTACCTATAATAATATTAATTATACCTTTTTTTATTTTGAAAATGAAAGGAATACCTCTGGATGTTAGTGAATATATAACTGTTCTTAAAACAGTTGCGCAAACAAATGCTATAGGAAAGCTATTTACCGTAAATTTTTCAGAGATCAATGCGCAAGAGAGAATATATATATTAGTATCAGCAGCATTTTATTTATTTTCAATTTACCAAAATATTATGGTTTGTGTTAAATTCAATAATAACATGAAAACAATTCATAACCATTTTAAAATTATTAATTCGTACCTAGATAATACTATATATTCGATGGAAAACTATTTACACTTCTCACAAGAATTAGCTACACATAAAGATTTCAACAATAATCTTATATCAAAAATGTCTACACTTAAAAATATTAATGAAAAAATAAAATCAATCACAGAGTATAGTCTATATAATATAGGAAAATTTAAGGAAATTGGTAAAGTGTTGAAATACTTTTATGAATTACACAGCGAAGAAGAATATGAAGATGCTATCATGTATTCTTTAGGTTTTAATGGCTATATTGATTGTATAGAAGGATTACAAATTAATATCGTAGAGAGAAAAATGAATTTTGTTACATTTATTAGTAATAAAAAGAAAAGTGTTTTTAGAAAAAGTTATTACGCATGTTTAAAAGATAATAATCCCGTAAAAAATACCATAAAATTTAATAAAAATCAAATCATAACAGGTCCAAATGCTTCAGGAAAAACAACAATTTTGAAATCAACATTAATTAATATAATATTAACTCAACAATTTGGGTGTGGTTTTTATGATTCAGGAAATTTCGCACCGTTTAAGCATTTACATTGTTACCTAAATATTCCAGACACTTCTGGACGCGACAGTTTATTTCAAGCAGAAGCTCGCAGATGTAAAGATATTTTAGACATCATACATGATAATAAAGATGAGACACACTTTTGCGCATTTGATGAATTATATTCTGGTACTAATCCAGAAGAAGCTGAAACAAGTGCTACATCATTTATGCTTTATTTACAAAAATATAAAAATGTGTCAACGTTACTTACAACTCATTTTGTAAAAGTCTGTAAAAAATTAGATAAAATTAAAGGTATACAAAACTGTAAAATGGTAACACAAAAAATTAACAATAAAATAATTTACACTTATAAATTTGAAGCTGGCATTTCTGAAGTAAAAGGAGGAATAAATGTATTGTCTGATATGAATTATCCTAAGGAAATAATTGATAACACTATAAAAGAAAATAATCAATAAAATAATTCGTTAGTATTTTAATTAATTTATATTACGTTTTTGTAATATAAATGGCATCCTTAGCAGATTTATTTAATCCAACCTTTTTAATGTTTTTAGGAATACTAGTGCTCGTTGTAGCACTTATGGTTGTTTACTTTGAAAGTAAAATGAGAGACCAAAATCATAAAATTGCTTCAATGTTGAGTCTTGTTTCAACTTTAGCAGAAGATATGAATGGAGTAAAAATGGGATTAAACCAATTGGCGGCAACTAGAATGGGAGGTTCATTCCCACAAAAATTTGAACAACCTTTAGAAAATTCAAGAGTACCTTATAAACAAGAATCTAAATTAATTGAAGTTTCTGATGGTGAAGACGATGATGATGAGGAAGATGATGATGATATTGACATTGATGAAGAAATCGACACTGATGAAGAGGATGAAGAGGAGGATGATGATGATGACGATGAAGAATCAAATCATGATGTTGTAAAGGTTTTAAAAATGAACATAAATAATGATGATGAATTTGAAAGTTTGTCTGAAGATAATAATTTAGAATTAGATGATGAATTATCTGAAGTACAATCATTATCAAGTAAAAGCTCTAAATTAAGTGATAAACTAGAAGAAACAATACATGGAAAAACTCTTCAAGAACCATTAAATATTTCAGATTTAAAAACCATTAGTATCAATTTAGAAGAACCTCATCAAGATTCTCTCGATTATAAAAAACTATCTTTACCAAAATTAAGAAGTATTGTTTCTGAAAAAGGTTTAGCTTCCGACGCATCAAAATTAAAGAAAAATGAATTACTCAAATTGCTTGGCTCTGAATAAGTTTTTTATATTGTAAATATATAAATGTCTTGGTCAACTTGCTATAGCGGATCTAATAATATTAATTTCAATTTTCCACCAATTATGGCTGATGGTAGAAATTATGCCACATGGCAACCTGATGCTGTAATTAATGAGAGAATTCAAAAACAAGAGGGTATACAATCTAACTGGCAATACCGTCAGTACCTACAGCGTAATGGTCTTCAAGTTATGAATTATAACTCTATGGAGGCTTGTTATGATTTGGGGCTTGACCCTCATGTAAAATCTGATAGAACACCTTCTGATAATGTTCCATACAAATTTAAATCCATATTCGACTCGTCTAAGCCTGGATTTGGTTACTGTAATAGTGATTTAAAAAATCCTTACTTAACATCTGAACAATTAAATTCAAGACTAATTGCACCCTCTATTAATCCTTCTAATTTTTCAAAATAATTATATCTATAAAATATATATATATGGCAACTGAAGGTAATTATAACAACCTCACTGGCGAAGATTATTTAGATTTTCGAAAGAAAGAAAAAATCGCGCTTGAAGAAAGGGAAAAATCTGAAAAAACTACAATGCAAGAAGAATTAAATAAATTAGAACAATATTTATTAAAAAATTCTTATAAAAAATTACAACCAGGTGTAGATAAACTTGAAAAAGGAAAAATCTATTATATTATAAAAAGAAATCCTTTAGGGGGTATATATACAATAAAGGTTACATGTATTGAGGTTAAACCTGACGGAATATGTAATTTTGAAGGGTTTAATGGTAAATATGGCATTGGTAATACGAAATATAATAATCTTTCTTTAGATAGTTTAAATGATAATAAAGAAAATTTTTATGGAATTTGGAATAGAAATGCCAGTTTTAATACAGTACTTGGTCTAGGTTCTGCGTCTAAATATAAAGCTGGTAAAAAAATAAGAAAATCAAATAAATCTAAAAAATCTAAAAGAAAAGGCAAAAAAACCAGGAAAACTAGAAAAACCAGAAGACGTTAAATAGTAATAAAATAATAAATAATATGTAAAACAACATAACTAAGTAAAACAATATAATAATAAGTTTTTATAATTTAATATTATATGAAAATATTATCAATTGATGTTGGAATAAAAAATTTAGCTTTCTGTCTTTTTGATAAATCACCAACAGCTGAACAATTTAAAATAACTAAATGGGATACTATTGATATATCAGAAAAAGAAGATAATATAAAATGCATATTTGTAGAAAAAAATATTATTTGCAATAAACCTGCAAAGTTTAAAAAGGATGATAATTGTTATTGTTTAAAACATTCAAAGAAACAACAATTACAAGTTCCAACATCCGAACAAAAACCTGCATTTATAAATAAACAAAAAATCCAAAAATTATACGAAATTGCGGATAGTCACAATATTAAATATGAAAATAAAATTAAAAAAGCTGATTTAGTTAAGTTAATTAATGAGTATATTAACAATAATTATTTTCAATCAATTGAAAGTAAAAAAGCAGCTGATGTTGATTTATTCAATATTGGTATAAATATAAAAATTAAATTTAATAAATTATT